TCGTTGATGGTGGCCGTCATCGTCGCGCACAGGGCGTTCAGGGGAAATGCGGCCAGAGAGCCGTCCACACCCAGCTCAAGCAGGGGCTGGCCCGCGGGATACTGGCCACCGGCGCTGTCATCCAGCTGCACATCAATGCGCAGGTTACAGGTAGAAGACCAGTCCATGTCCCTCGCCACGTAGACGTTCTCACTGGGAGAGTAGATGTTGTAGGAGTGCTGGGATGCCGACTGGGAGATGGCGGCAAAGGGCGAGTTGGTCAGGGAAAGTGCGCCCTTCTCCACTGCGTAGGCGGGAGCCTGCTGAACGATACGAGAATCGTATACGGCCAACTTAGCAATGTCAGAGCTCATGTTATACTTTATCAAAACATTTTTTGTTCGGCGATTCTTACGACCGGAAATCTATCTTTCGGAAGAGCATCTTAATGCTGACATCACCACTGTTGATCATGGTTAGCGGTATCAGTTCACCGGTCAGGCGGTAGCGCCAAAACACCTGGACATCAAGATTCCTAATCTCTTCGTGCGAGGCCGCCATACTCATCAGGCGATACTCGGCAGTGGGCTCGTAGAGCTGGAAGCTGCGATAGCCCTGGGCACTCTCTACCTGCTGGTCAACGCTGAAATCGCAGATAATCGGCTCAAAGGAGCTCTGGGCAGGATTGGACTTACCTGAGACGTTAGTCGCGTTCAGCTCCACCGGAGCAGCGTTATACTCCTTCCGCAGCGGGAGGAGTGCCGAGGTGAAGACAATGTTGGCCACCGGACTCCAAAGCGTGTCGGTTGAGCGGTAGTCCTGCTTCGCAATCCAATACAGATTCTGCTTGTCCGTCGGCAGATAGAAGTAGGGATTGTAAACCGGGGGCGGGACGGCATTGAGGTTTTGTAAGAGCGGATTATTGTTCAAAATGTTTTGATAGTTCTGGTTTGTAAACAGTATCTCAGTGCTGTAGAGGTAGACATCGTTAACACCGACAAACTGGCTAACAAGAGGCATCGGGTTGGGAGTGAGGGGAAACAAAATGCGCGACCCGTTCACTGCGCCCAGAAAGGTGTTGTTAAAGTTAGCTAGCAGGCCGAAGAGCAGGTCATTAAAAAAGAGGCGCATGTAGCAGACCGACGCAGGCGAAGCGGGATCACCGGGGATGTAAGGTGTCGCAGTAAAGGCCGGCAGAGGCGCCTGGGTCGCGTCGGGCTGGGGCAACTGGCCCGCCATGTTGAAGCACCTGGTGTCACCAATAATGCTGAACAGTCCCGACACCTCATCGAAAGAGAGACGGGGCACATCTTGGTCCAGCAGGAAACTCTGGAAGGTGGGATACGGCGACGGCGTGACAGAGCCAGTAAGAGCTTGCAGAGCGGCCCACTTTGCTGCAAATTCAGTCCACAGCGTGTTCATTGCGGTCAGCATGGCAGCATTGACCAGAGACACAAAATGTTTGTAAGTGTAAATCCAGTAGTATCTTGTGCTGAGATCCTGCTTGATGATACCGTTAACGGGCGGCGTAGGTACAGGTGCTACCTGGGTATTCTGCGATTCTGACACATAGATAACGGGAGTGGATGTCGGCGTCAGCGTTATGATCTCGGTAAAAGTAGCGCCGCCCACAGTTAGGTTCCATGCTCGCTGATAGGCGAGAGTCGTATAGTAGACCGTTAGGTTTGGATTTACCTGTGGAGTTCCAAAAGACGATGTGTTCGTCTGGATGAGCGGTATGAAGAGCGGCAGATTCTTGCCTGGGCCGTTCATAGCAAATCTGACGATGCTAAAATAGTATTGGCTCGCATCTCGGATAATGGGCGCATCTCTTGACTCATTGAACCGGATTGGCGCTGCCGTAAGAGTAGGCAAGGCAAGCGAGTCCGTCTTTGTGGCCGTCAGGGTCGCGTTATAGTATACCATGTCGGCATCCGCGCCTCCATCAACGATACTCTTGAAGGAATAGGCCATTCTACAGAAGCACACTATTATTTTCCGAGCGCTGGAACCGTCTCGCGAGTTACGAACTCGTCGGGGGTGAGACCGGTGGACTTTATCATCTGCCTGTAGCGTGCGATAGGATAGCGGCTGTAAAGCAGTCGGACTACACAGTGCCGCCCGCACGTCTGGACATCATCTTTTGACTTTTGAAGCGCCACTTTGTTGTATATTACGCGACACCCAGAATTTTCTAGCAGTTTGGTGAGCAGAGGCTGGTCCATGCCAAGATTGCGCTGCTCGTCCTTGTCTGGTTTTTGGGTGTCCGGATAGTGGCCATACGAGTCAAAAAACTCTATCTGCCGGCCATCTTTAATAAGCGCAGTCCAGTGCCCAGAATTGGGGCCGTCCTGCGGAAAGAAAATAATGGCCCGCCCTTTACGGTCAAAAAGCTGGTTGACATCGGTGACACCGGCAAGGTCGGGATACGTCGTAATTTTAATTTCAGAGCCAAGCAGACGTCGGATATCGTCATCACCCAGGGAGTACCCCTCGGCCTGCTTCTCTGCTCCGGCAGTCAGCTCCATCTATTATATACTGTTACAATATATGGACTCGGATGCGACGTCAATTGTTGCCATTGTCGGCCTTGTATTGTCCATTGGCGGGACGATTCTCGCCACCGTCAATCACCGCCGCGTGCGATCCAACTGCTGTGGTTTGCCACTCATAGTGTCAGTAGACGTAGAGTCTACGACACCTCCTTTAACCATCAAAATTCCCGACGAACAAAAGAGGGCACAGGCTACCCCAGTTGAAACCGACGCATGACATCACGCAACGACGCCTCAAGGGTCCGCTTGTTCCACAGCAGCCACCGGCTCCAGAATCCGGCGGTCAGAGGATTCTCCCAGTTTTCATTCACCTTGTGGCGTGCGAGATATGCAGCTCTTTTCTGCTTAGAGCCGCTGATAGTGTAGTCGTCTGAACCGGCGGAGCCAAAATGGATGGTCTTTCGTCGCCCTTCGTTACCGACAACGACGGTAAATTTTTTACCGGCCTTGTCGGACTCTTTGATGTCCAATAGCTTCATCCCTACTATAGCACTTAATTTCCTAGGACAATATACGGCGTCTTTGTTAGCCCTACAGCGGCCGCAGGAAGATGATTCGCTGTAGCACCACAGAGATTCTGGCCGTAGTTCAGCGTAACCGTTCCCGCGCCGGTGCGTTGGATAGCCAGATACTGGGTCGGAATTCCGTTGGTTGTCCTTGCACCTTCACAAATTAAAAGGCAGTTGTACACTGATACAGATGTGATTGGCGAAGAGTTGGCCATTCTTATACAGCATTTCGCACCAGTTCCAGTATCGGCCGTAGCGGATGTATACTGTAAAATTGAGTTGTTGATTGTTATAACCTGAGACGACGCAGTATTTCCTAAACTCACTAATGGAGCAACTGTAGACACCGTGGAGCCCTGAATGACAGAGCAGCCGAACAGCGACACACGCCCACTGCCAGTTGTTGTAATCATAGACAGTGGTGAAATAACAACCGGGTTGTTAGTAATCTGTGTGTTGATGAAGTTCAGAGAGCAGTTTGAGCACGTGACGGCCACCGCATCACTCATATAGATAAGGGAGTTCTGTATAGTCATGTCGCCGTTACCACCGATAGAGGTATCAGTTGCAACAAGGGCTGACACACCTAACCCGGGCACAATCAGACAGTCTGTCAGAACAAAGGATTGGTTCCGCGCTACGGAGTTGTTATAGACGATATTGGTCACTTGAACAGAAGATAATCCGCCCACGATCACCGTCTGGGCGGAGCCGGTCATATCGACGGTCACAGTGCCAGCGATGTTGGTCGCAGTGCTGAGACTGGTAGAGCCTCCCACAATATAGACATTATCGCGAGTCATGCTGACGTTCTCCGTGTATGTACCAGGGGCTAGACAGATGATGACGGGATTGGAGTCGGCAATAGCGTTGGCGGCCGTCATCGCCGTGCCGATAGTCTTGTAAGGATTGGATATCAGACCTGTGCCTGTTAGATCAGAACCTGTCACATTGCTGACGTAGAGATTGTATGAGAACGCAGTTATTGTGGGGCCAGTGTTAGCAATCGTCAACGTGGAGCCAGCTGGCGATATACTGATACCCGTCCCAGCTGCCAGTGTTAGCGCCCCCGAGAGGGTGTTGAGCGTCGTCACAGGCGTAGGCGCGGTCAACTGGATGTTTCCAGCGCCGGTGGAGCCCACCACGATGTTTGTATTGGCCGAGGTGATCGCAAGGGCACCAGACTGGGTGTTGAGAGTCGTCACACCGGAGGTCGGGGTCGTCCACTGTATCTTGGCACCATCGGAAGACAGCACCTGACCGGGTGTTCCTATATTGCTGCCTATGGGCGCGATCTGATCCGTCCACAGCAAAGAGTTACCATCCACGGCATTTCCAACCTGAACAACGTCGTATGGGTCAAGAAAGATACTCTTTAAGTTGGTTTGTGAGTTTAT